CGCCTTAAAAAGACTAACCGTATTTTTAAACATGTTTTTATAAATCGTCCTTGTGAAATTCCAGGCATCCATAAAAACTTCCCGCCAGTTTCGGGAAAACCACGCCAATGATTCGGGGACAACAACGCCGAAAAAATGTTTCGTATCTTCCCAGGCACTAATTATTCCAAGCTTAAAGAAATCCCAACCCAATCGCATAACAGTACCGAAATTTTCAAAGACAACCTGGCCGACTTTTAGGGCTTCGGTAAAGCCTGGAATATGGTTCATTATCGCTTCACCGATCGATTCTTTCCAATCGCCGATAGTGTTTTCAAATTGCGTCCATCCCTTATCGGCCTTAACAATTGCTTCGGCCTGGCCGCCAAACTGATTATTTAATTCGTCCAGGATAACATTTTGAGCGCTGGCGACATCATTCATTTCAACAAAGTTTGCGATTTGTTCTTTCTGGACATCCGAAAAAGTAACGCCGACGCGGGTTAATGCAGTGATCCCGACAACGGGGTCGTTTAAAGCTTTGCCCAACTGAATAACAGACGATTGCAAATCCGTTCCCAACGCTGCGGACATATCCTGGGCGATCCTGGTCGCTTTTTTAAATTCAAGTCCGGATATATTGCGGAAAGTTGCCAAAACAGACATCGCCGACAATGTCGTTTCGTCGCCAATGTTCGTAACCTCTTGTAACTCGGATGCGTATTTTTTAAGCTCATCAAAAGTAAATCCGGCGGCGTTGCCGGTTGCTTTTAATGCTGTTTGTAATTTGATTTCCGCGGCTTGCTGCGCTGCATAAGCTTTTAAGGATCCGGAAACAAAACGAGCGATCGATCGACCTCCAAAATATAAAGCCGCGGCCCCGGCGGCTTTTTTAAACATCGATGTCATTACAGTACCCGACTTTGTAACCTTTTTGAAATTCTTGGTTGCTTTGTCACGGGCGCTTACTATTACTTGTACGCTTCGGGTACTCATTTTTTGTTTGCCTCTCTTTTGCAATAGGCGATTTCGTCAAGAATAAAATCGGCCGCTTCCAGGAAATTATATAACTGATCCAAGGCGCCGCCGGCCATTGGCAAAATATTCTTTTCAAAAAGCCTTGTATATTTTATTGCTTCAATAACATCGAAAGTAACGTAATCGTCCGGACATTCTGTTATTTCATGGACGCCTTTTCCATCGCAACCGGAACATTTAAAAGTTTCCCCGGTTTTTATGTCGCTTGTTATCGGTTGGCTGTTATTGCAAACAACGCAAGCGATCCGCAATGGGTTCGCTGGCGTCGGTTTGTTTTCGCAATCTAGCTTTTTTCGTCGACAATTTCCGCAAGCTCCTTTTGAATATCCGATTCGGATTGCAAGTCTAATTTTTTTTTATCGTCTATATTTGGATGCTGTGCAAGAAGTTTCAAAATTATTTCCTGCAATTCCATCGATCCGATTATATTATCAAACTTTTTAACATCAAACGGGATCTCTTTATCGGTTTCGGGATGAAACATGTTTTCCCAACCGACCAGGCCCGTCGCTGCCATTTCAAACATGCCGTCGAAACATTTTTCGGCGTCGGCGACGGTATCCAGTTCGTCGAATTTCCTTGCAACTTCCCGTTGTTGCTCCGCTGTTATATATCGGAAAATAAAGGCCGGTTGCGGGTCCAGGTCCTTATCGCTGTTTAATACGATTCTAAATCGTTCCGTCTTGCTTAGTGCTAATGGCATCCGTAATACCTTCTTTCCGTGATTTGGGGCTTACTTTTTTTGTTTCGATTTTTTTTCTTTATCTTTTTCGCTTAACTGTTTGCGATATTCTTTCCGCTTTGCCGGCGTTAATGTCGACCACATACGGTCGATATTGTCGTCGCTTGCATTGCTGAATCCGCCGTGATTGGCGACAATCATTTCCCGCCTTTGCGCCTTTGTGGTTTTCACTGTTTATCCTTCCAAATTAAGTCGCTGTAATTATAACCGCGTCGTTGCCGGCTTCCGTGTGCTTAATGCCACAAATCAAATCGACCACTGCAACGCCCTCACGATCCGACGGGGCGATTTCTTCGATCTGGACGGCCGGCAGTGCAAATGTTAACGTATCGGTCCCGTCGGTTACTACCAGCGATACCGCGACAAGTGTTCCGGCTGCTCGTTTACCATAAAAATCATAACCGGCGATTTTGTCCATCTCGGCATCGATTTCGAGTTTCGGCAAATAGTCGGTTATAATTGCGCTTGCAATCCCGTCGGTTGCGCTAACATCTTTGCGCAATCCAACAACATTACCCATATCAATATTTAACTTGTCGGTCTTTATCGCTTCGGTGTCAAATGTAAACGTTGCCGATCCCAATTGCATATCCGGACGAACTGAATATGTTGGATCTATCAAAGCAACGTCAGTCGGGGCGACCCATTTTCCGGTAAACTCAAAAACACACCAAATCGTATTACCGGCGACGCCCTCAAATTTCAGATTCCCCATTGCACCGGAAAGCGTCATTAAAACGCCGTCCAGGTAAGCATCGATCGAAATTGTTTTTTGATCGGTAAAGGCACTATGAACGTTATAAACCTGGACCGTCTGTTTCAAACCGCAAGCCTGGAAAAGAATTGCCAAAGATGCGTCCAGCCCGGACGCGGCGTTTCCTTTTAACGGGGTTCGGAAATTACATGTTCCGGAACCTTCACCAATAGCCCCGGCAACGATTTGGCCCAGGGATCCACCGGCTCCGTTTTTCTCAACGAACGGGGCCGTTAATTTCGTTTCCAATTCTTCGACATAAAGATCGGCCGCGCCTAAAACTGCGGTTCCTTTTGTAGCTTCCAAAGAAAAACGGATTGCGCTGTTTCCTGTTAATAGTGGTGCTAGTAGTGCCATTTTAAAAACTCCTTAATTAAGATTGTGTAAACGGGTCGTTTACCTTCGTTCGATATCTTACAATTATATTTATTGCTATTCCTTCAAAACCTTTTCCAAGGTCGAATTTTTTGGATTCCATTATATCGGTTTCAATCGCATATCCGCCGCGGGTCCTATCTATCCTAAGATGCTTTTTTATATCTGCGTCAACATTGTTTTGCCGCGTCTCGATCGAATCGGTTTCGGAGTCGTCATCCATAACGATCACCAAAATAACAAACGGCTGCAACCAGGTTACCGCTTGAACATGTTGACCTTCGATAATTTCGTCGGACATCTGGATTATCGCGTTTAAATCATCGACTGTAACGTCCGACCAATCGTTTCGGCGTGGTCGCTGGGCGACGATCGTTTGGTGATAAAGGTTTACAGTTGTAACAGCGTTGACCGCGGCCAAAACGTTTGCTGCAATAAGTTCTTTTATCGATGTTGACATTATGCCGCCTTTTTCATTTTTTCCATCATCAATGCTAGTTGTTTGTCGATGTTAATTGCTAATCTTTCATTTGTGCTTTTTAAAACTTGCTTTGCAATGTCGCCGGCGTTTTCAAATAGATGTCCAACCGAAACGCCTTTTTTCTCTGTAATTGGCAAACGGCCGACAAGATCGTCGCCGTCGCCGACGCGTTTAAAGACGCCCTTATGTCCGGTTTTCAATATCGCAATAAATGCTTTGGGTATTTTTTCGCGGCCGCCGTCTTTTGATATCCTGTAACTAACCGCCTTTTTTGTTTGCCTTGCTCCAAATTTTATTAGTGGAATCCGATTGTTAAAGATATCCAGCAAAGCAACCCAATGCGTATAGCTGGGTTTTGTGTATTTGATCGCGTTGCGGGCGTCCTTTTTTTTAAGTGCAACTTTTTCGGTAATCTTGTTGACAATCTGCGTCCTGGATTGTTTTGTTGTTCGATCGATCGACCGAAACATTAAACGCCCCATATCCCTACTGGACCCTTTTAATGCTTTTAAAAGTTCTTTCAGCTTTTTATCGCTAACTTTTACTTCGATATCTTTAGCCATTATGCAATTTCCAATTTTAGCGACGATGCGCATTGGTGTTTAATTTCTGTAATCCGTCTTTGCTGGACGGCGTTTCCTAATCGGACGGCAAGTTCGATCTTGTCTTTTCCGACGTTTATTTCGCTGCTGGATATCCCGGTTGTCGAATCGTTTGCAACGTCGGCCAATAGTTCGACGCCCGATGTCGATTGGATCCTTTTAACAATAGCCCTGATTGGCCTGGCGGATCCGCCGGCCGGGTAATAGATAACATCTTCGCCATGCGTTACCAGGGCGATCGGGAAAATATCGATCCTGGCCACGTCGTAAATTCCGTTGGCGGCCGCTGGCGACGATCCCAGGGAAACTGTAACGGCCGTTCCGATCGACAAAATACCATTATCGGAATAAGCCATGAAAATATAAGTTACCCCGATTTCCAGGTCGGCAACTTCGATCGTCCCGTCCCCGGCCCTGGACCCGCCGTCGGTCCAATTCGTTTCGGTTGATTTTTTGTATACCAGGTAATTTGTAACCCCGACGTCCCCGGTGATCGATGCCGTCGCGGTTGTCGATAATAGACTAACCGACAACGTCGGCGTTGACGGTTTGCCACCTCCGACGCCATACCTCCATCCAACATGAGCAAAAATTGCGCACATTATGGAACCACCTCGTTAATTTCCCGGCCAATTTCTTGCGCTGCCGATGTCACCGGCGTTACTCCGTCGGATTGGTAAAGCTTTTTAATAAGTAATACCGTCGACGTACCTTTAATCTGTGTTTTTCGTCTTGCCAAAGCCGGGTCGGTCGTATCGTCTAAAATTTCGTCGCCCTCTTGAATTTGGGCGGCTCGATCTTGTTTTGCTTC